GCGGGCCGGTCTGGTCCGCCGAGATCACGCCCAATGGCGAGGCGCTGGTGGACTACCGCGTCGACTGCCCGGCGGACATCGCGCGCCCGCCGAGGTGGTGACATGCCGCGCCGCCCGAAAGTCACCGGTCTGCCGCAGTCCGTGCGCGCCGAGCTGGAGCGACTGCTCGCCGACCAGGCGCACGGCGGCTATGAGGCGCTGGCCGCCTGGCTCGCCGCGCAGGGCTACGCCATCAGCAAGAGCAGCCTGCATCGATACGACCAGCGCATCCAGCGCAGCATGGCGGCCATCCGTGCGTCGACCGAAGCCGCGCGGCTGATCGCGCAGACCAGCCCGGACGATGCCGACGAGCACTCCGCGGCGGTCATCCGCATGGTGCAGTCGGCCCTGTTCGACGCGATGCTGGCGGTGCGCGAGTCCGAGGACGCCGATCCGGCCGAGCAGGTCAAACTGCTGACCCACGCCGCGCGCGCGGTGGCCGAGGCGAGCCGCGCTTCCATCGGGCAAAAGCGCTGGGCAGAGGAGGTGCGCGCGAAACTTGACGCCGTCGAACGCGCCGCCGCGAAGGAAGGCCGCACGCTCGATGCGGCGACGCTGGAGGCGATCAAGCGTGGGTTGTATGGTGGGTGAATGCGCATCCTGCCCGCTACGCTCGCGGCACGAGAACGCTGTTGTTGATGGGAATGGATGGACCGCCCATCTTGGCGACTCGATGGATGTCCTCAGCCGATTCGAAAGCGAGAGCGTGGATTGCGTCATCACCGACCCGCCTTACGGAACGGGAGCGAACACGGTCGCTGGACGCCTGGCCAGCCCAGTATCGAAGTATCGCAGCAGCGGCGTCAAATCGAGCCTGCCGAGTATTGCCGGCGATTCGATGTTGCCTGAAGCCTGGGCGGAAATGATCACCTCCATCATGAGACACGCACTGCGCGTTTGTCGGTCTGGCGCGAATGCGTTGTGGTTCTGCGATTGGCGAGGCTACCCCTCTTTGATGCGCATTGCAGGAAGCGTCGGATGGGGCATCAAGGGCCTGCTGATATGGGATAAGGGAAAGGGGACCAGGCCGTTCAAAAATGGATTCCGTGCGCAAACAGAGCTGATCCTGTGGACGCGCAAAGGATCTCTTACTGACCGCGACCCGCCGGTTTACCTCGATGGCGTGTTCGCTCATCGGACGCCGGTGCGCATTCACCACATGACCGAGAAGCCCGTCGCGCTCATGCGCGAGCTGGTGGAGATATGCCCACCCGGCGGCGTGGTGCTGGACCCTTTTCAGGGGTCAGGCACTACAGGCGTCGCGGCGCTGCAAAGCGGGCGTCGATATATCGGTGTCGAGTGCGTCAGCGAATACCACGGGATCGCGTGCAGGCGGCTAGAGGAGGCGGCCAAGCCATGACCACGCCCATCCTCTATCCCTACCAGCGCCGCTATCTCGCCGACCAAGCCCGCTTCAAGGCGGGGATGTGGTCGCGCCAGACCGGCAAGACCTTCACGACGACGCTGGAGGCGGTGCTGGACGTGCTCGAAGCCGAGGCCGAAGGCAGGGTGAGCCGCTGGACGATCCTATCGGTCTCCCGCGACCGGGCGCTGGACGCCATGGACAACGGCATCAAGCTGCATCTGCGCGCGATCGGCGCGGCCTTCGAGGCGCTGGACGTGCCCTTCGAGGCCGACGAACTGGCGCACATGGTGCGCATCGGCAGCCGTGGCAGCTATATCCGCGCGGTGGCCAGCAAGCCCAGCACGGCGCGCGGCATGAGCGACAACCTGATTCTCGACGAATTCGCCCACCACCAGGATTCCCGCGCCATCTGGACGGCGCTGCTGCCGGTGGTGTCGCGGCCGGATCTGAAGCTGCGGGTGATTTCCACGCCGAACGGCAAAGGCAACAAGTTCTACGAGATCATGACCGACCCGGACGGGCTGTTTTCCCGTCATGTGGTGACGATCTACGACGCGGTGGCCGATGGCCTGCCGCGCAACATCGAGGAGCTGCGCCGCGCCATGGCCGACCCCATTGCCTGGGCGCAGGAGTTCGAGTGCCAGTTCGTGGACGAGGCCACGGCCTGGCTGCCCTACGACCTGATCGACGGCTGCGAGGATGCGGCCTGCCCCGGCGGATACCAGGGCGGCCCCTGCTACGTCGGCATGGACTTCGCCGCCCGTGGCGACCTGACCGTGATCGCCGTGCTCGAAGAGGTGGGCGACGTGCTGTGGCTGCGCGAATTGCTCGAATTGCGCGCGACGAGCTTTGCCGCGCAGCTGGCGGAACTGGACCGGGTGATGCGCGACTACCGGGTGATCCGCGCCGCCCTCGACCAGACCGGTATGGGCGAGATGCCGGTGCAAGAGGCGCAGCGGCGGCATGGGCAGTACCGCATCGAGGGCGTGCTGTTCGCGCCTGCGCGCAAGCTCGACATGGCCACGGCCCTCAAGGAACGCATGGAAGACCGGCGGCTGCGTCTGCCGGTGGGACACCAGGCGCTGCGCGCGGATCTGCACAGCGTGCAGCGCGTGGCCGGGCCGAACGGCAACCCGCGGCTGGTGGCCGAGCGCACCGAGGCAGGCCACGCCGACCGCTTCTGGGCGCTGGCGCTGGCCTGCTCGGCCGCGCAGACCGAGCGCCCCGACTATCACCTGTGGGCGTCGGCCGTGCCTGCCGAGCGCGCGCGCCTGGCCGCGCTCGAGCCAACGGGCCGCGGCTGGGGCACCGCGAGGAGCGTATCGCATGGCTACTGATCGTCGACCCGATCTGACCGAGATCGCCACCACGCGCGACGGCCGCGACATCACGCGCGGCTACGTCGATGCGCTGCCGTGGCTGCCGCCGACCGACCGCGTGTTGCCGGTGGCCGGCGGCTGGCGCGGCTACGAGGAGCTGCTGCGCGACGACCAGGTGGCAGCCACATTCGCGCAGCGGCGCATGGCCGTGGTGCGCCGGCCGTGGGCCGTCGAGCCGGGCGGCGAGCGGCGCGTCGACCGCCGGGCGGCCGAGCTCGTCCGCGCCACGCTCGAGCGGGTGGACTGGGACGCCGTCAGCGACCAGATGCTGTACGCGCGGTTCTACGGGTTCGCCGTGGCCGAGATCATGTGGGCGGTCGACCGCGACGGGATCGCGATCGAGGACATCCGCGTGCGCGACCGTGCGCGCTTTGCCTTCGCGCCGGACGGCGCGCTGCTGCTGCGCACCAGCAGCAGACCGCACGGCGAGCGCGTGCCGCAGCGCAAGTTCTGGGTGGCATCGGTGGGCGCATCGCACCACGACGAGCCGTACGGGCGAGGGCTCGCGCATGCGTTGTACTGGCCGGTCTGGTTCAAACGCCAGGGCGCCCGGTTCTGGGCGACGTTCCTCGAAAAGTTCGGCGCGCCAACCGCGGTCGGAAGATTTCCGGCCGGCACCGACCCCGGCGAGCGCGCGCGGCTGCTGGAGGCGGTGCAGGCCATCCAGACCGATGCCGGCGTGATCCTGCCCGAGGGCATGGCCATCGAGCTGATCGAGGCATCGCGCGGCGGCACCGCCAGCTACGGCGAGTGGATGGGCTACTGGGACAGGGCCATCGCCAAGATCGTGCTCGGCCAGACCATGACCACCGAGGACGGCAGCTCGCGCGCGCAGGCGCAGGTGCACTGGGACGTGCGCGAGGACATCGTCGCCGCGGACGCCGATCTCGTCTGCGAGAGCGCCAACCACACGTGGGTGCGGTGGCTCGTCGACTACGAGCTGCCCGGCGCAGCCTACCCGCGCATCTACCGCGAGATGGACGACCCGGAGGATCTGCTCTCGCGTGCCCAGCGCGACGAGATCCTCGCGCGCATCGGCTGGCGTCTGAAGCCCGAGGCGGCGGCGCGCATCTACGGCGACGACTACGCGGCGGCCGCAAATGCGGCGCAAACGCCCCCCGAGGCGGGCGCAACCGCAGTGTCGGCGCGCGAGCAGGCCGGGCGCGGCGCGGCGTCCGAGGTCCGCGGCTCCGAGCCTGCGGGCACGCAGCATCCGGCCGATTCTCTGGCAGATCGGATCGAGCTGGATGCCGCGCCGATGCTCGCCGACTGGCTCGATCGCATCCGCGCGCTCGTCGAGCAGGCGCAGTCGCTGCAAGAGCTGCGCGATGCGCTGCTCGCCGCCTACGGCGACCTGCCGTCAGATGAGCTCGCGCGCGTCATGCAGGCCGCCTTCGCGGTGGCGGATCTCGCCGGGCGCTTCGACGCGCGCGAGGAGTCCGCCGGTGGATGAGGCCGATATGGCTGCAGAGCAGATCGCGCGCGAGATGGAGCGCTTGGCAAGGCTACGCCGCGCGAGCGGCCCCGCACCCACCGGACAATGTCTGTGGTGTGGCGCACCGCTCGAGCCGCCGCTGCGCTGGTGCGACGTGAGCTGTCGCGACGACTGGGAGCGGGCGCATGAGCGCATCCACCGATGATCCGGCCGTCGCCGGCGTATTCCGCCGGCCCTTCGACGAGCAGCTCGCCTTCTTCCGCGGCAAGCTGGGCAATCTGGTGCCCACCGAGCGCTGGGACGACATCTGGAAGGCAGCCCACGACCGCGCCTTCATGGTGGCCGGCGCGGCCAAGGCCGATCTACTCGCGGACCTGGCGAGCGCCGTCGATGGTGCGATCGCCGACGGCAAGGGCATTGACTGGTTCCGCGCGCAGTTCGACGCCATCGTCGACCGCCACGGCTGGTCCTACCGCGGCCCGCGCAACTGGCGCACGCGCGTGATCTACACGACGAATGCCGCCACGAGCTACGCCGCCGGGCGGCTTGCGCAGCTCAAGCAGGGCGGCTTTGCGCTGTGGGTGTACCGGCATTCGGACTCGGTGCTGCATCCGCGGCCTCTGCACCTGGCCTGGGACGGTCTCACGCTGCCGGCCGATCATCCGTTCTGGCAGACGCACTATCCGCCCAATGGCTGGGGGTGCCGGTGCAGTGTGGTCGGAGCCAACGGCCCGGCCGGCGCGAGGTTGATTGGCGGCGATCCAGACAAGCCGCTCGATCCGACCTGGCTGGAGAGCGGACCGAACGGCGAGCCGGCGGGCGTCGACCGCGGATGGGGATATATGCCGGGGGCGACGGTGGCCGACGAAGTCGCGCGTGCCGTGGCCGCCAAGACCATCGCCTGGCCCTATGAGATGGCCAAGGCGTACATGAGCGAAGTGCCGGAGCGCATGCGCGATGCGCTTGCCCTGGCAATCCGCCGCTTGCCGGGTACCGCCGAGGCGGCGCGCCGTTACGCCGAGCGCGCGCTCGGCGTGCGCAACGACGCCGCGATTCCGGGGCCGGTCATCGTGCAGCAGTATCAGACGCTTGGGCTGCTCACGCAGGCCGAAGCGCGCGCGATCGCCGATATGACGGGGGTCGAAGCGGTGCGCAGCCAGATCTATGACTGGACGATCGATGCGTCGACCGTGCGCAAGGTGGCCAAGGATCACGGCGATGACGCGGCGCAAGCCAGGTCGGGACAGACCGGCGTCACGGTCGAGGACTATGCGTTGTTGCCACGCCTCATTGCCGAGGCGGACCGCCTCGAATACGGAGGCACGTCTGGTATAGGTCGTCCCGTGGTGCGCCTCGTCAAGCGCTTCGGCGATCTGGAGTACTGGGCCGCGTTCGAGGTGCGTGCAAGGCGCCGCATGCTCGCGCTGCAAACGCTGTGGATACGTGGCCGTCCCCCCATCAGACGTCCGTAACGCTTCGTGGTATGACCACGACGACGGGATGCACCCGGCCACGCAGGCATGAGGATAGCACTTGATCCGCATTGAAATCGACGACCAGGCGGTGCGCGCCGCCCTGGGCGAGCTCCTTCGGCGCGTGCAGGATCCCGCCCCGGCGCTGCGCGAAATCGGCGAGCTGCTGGTCGCGTCGACCCGGCAGCGCTTCGCCACGGGCCGCGCGCCCGATGGCACCCCCTGGGCGCCCAACAGCCCCGTCACGGTGCTGCGCTATCTTTCACGATTCGGCGGCTCGTTCCGCCGCGGCGGCGGGGGGCTCACGAAGCGCGGGCAGGCGCGGGCCGCCGCGAAGAAACCCCTCATCGGCGAGACCCGGCGGCTGTCCTCCGAGATCGCTTACAGGCTCATCCCGCGCGGCGTCGAGGTCGGGTCGAGCCTCGAATACGCCGCCGTGCAACAGTTCGGTGCGCGCAAGGGCCAGTTCGGCCGCACCCGCCGTGGCGCGCCCATCCCATGGGGCGACATCCCGCCGCGGCCGTTCCTGGGGCTGTCCGACGCGGACCGGACAGCGGTGCTGCAGCTGCTGGCCGCGCACCTGCGCGCGCGCTGATGCCGGCCGCCAGCGCCGCGCCGCGACCGCCCACGGCCAGACCGCGGCATCGGACAGCGCTTCGCGCCGCCACCAGACCCCATTTGCAAACGGTTTGGACGGGCCGCTGAGCCGCGATCGGTGCGCGGTTGGTACTCGGATGCCACCCGCCCCGCAAAATCGCTCCTAGGCCGTTCTGGCGGCCCGGCCCCAAACGTGCCGCGACGCCCGTCGTGCTTAACCGCGCCGGCCGGCGCATGCACGATGCCGGCGTGTACTCGCATCCGTCCATGGCCGCCGAGCAGGCCGCGCAGCACGCGGCCCGCTTGCCCACGCCTGATCTCGTGCCTGCGCGCATCCACGCACTGGCCCCGGGCACCTGGCCGGCCGACCCGGTCGACCTGACCGTCACGCCGGAGGACATCGCGGCGACCGCCAGCGCCTACGATCCGGCGCGCTACCGGGCGCCGGTGGTGATTGGGCACCCGCAGACCGACGACCCGGCATGGGGCTGGGTTCTTGGGGCGTCGGCGCAGGCCGACGGGCTGTGGCTGGATGTCGAGCTGCTGCCGGAGATGGCCGACCTCGTGCGCAGCCGCCGCTATCAGGCCGTATCGGTGGCTCTGTGGACGCCGGATGCGCCGGGCAATCCGACGCCGGGCGTCTGGGCGCTGAAGCATCTGGGCTTTCTTGGCGCGGCAGCGCCGGCCGTCAAGGGCCTGGCGCCTGTGCAACTGGCCGCCGTGGCCGACGGCCAGATCGTAACCGTGACGCTGCGCGAGCGCGTGCAGCACCGCAACCCGAAGGAGCAAAGCATGAGTGAGACCGACCCCTCCGTGGCCGCCGAACGCGAGCGGCGGCTCGCCGAGCGCGAGGCCGCCATCGCCGCGCGCGAGCGCGAGCTGGCGCGCGCCGCCTATGCCGCCGAGCTCGACGCCCACGTACGCGCCGGCCGTGTGCTGCCGGCCGAATGCGCGTCGCTCGTGGCGGTGATGGAGCGCCTGGCACAGGCCGAGGCCGTCACGTTGGCCGAGGGCGGCGCTCAACCCGCGCTGGACGTCCTGCGCGGCTTCCTGGCGCGCCTGCCGGCGCGCGTGGAGATGGCCGAACGCGCCGGCCCGGCCGCCGCCGACGCGCCGCCGCCGCCGCGTCTGCCGCACGGCTATCGCCTGTCGGAGCGCGGGCTGGATCTGTGGAGCCGCGCCCGCGCCTATCAGGCGCAGCACCCGGGAGTCGACATCCTCACCGCCGCGCGCGCCGCCGAGCGCGCCGCCTGAACCCAGGAGACCGCCATGAGCCAATATCGCAGCGTATTGACGCTGACCATGACCGCAGCCGGCACCATCGCCGCGCACCGCTTCGTCACCGCGGCCGGCGCGCAGGCCGGCGCGGATGCCAACGCCATCGGCGTGGCGCTGAACGCCGCCACCGCCGGAGACAAAGTCCCCGTGCTGGCCATCGGCACCGTCTCGGTGGAGGCCGGCGCGGCGATCACCGCCGGCGCCACCGTCAAGTCCGACGCCCAGGGCCGCGCCGTGCCGTGGGCCACCAGCGGCGCGCGCCTGGGCATCGCCCTGACCGCCGCCTCGGCCGCCGGCGAGCTGGTCGAGGTGCTGCTGGTATCGAACGCGGCATAACCGTAGCGCAAAGGGAGATCCAAGATGCCCCAAATGACCACCCAGCAGGCGCGCGTCATCGACCCGGTGCTCACCGAGGTCGCGCGCGGCTACCGCAACCCGGCATTCGCCGGCCTCGCGCTGTTCCCCTACGTGCCGGTGGGCCAGCGCGGCGGCCGCATCATCGAGTTCGGCAAGGAGCACTTCCGCCTGTACAACACGGCCCGCGCGCCGGGTGCCAACGTCGTGCGCATTGCCACGGCTTACAGCAGCAAGACGTACGCGCTGGAGAACCACGCGATCGAGGAAGGCGTGCCGTACGAGCTGATGGAAGACGCCGCCGCCGTGCCCGGCGTAGACCTGGGCGCGAAGGCGGTGCGGCGCGGGCAGAACATCATCGGTCTGCGCCTGGAGAAGGCGCAGGCCGATCTGGCGCGCAATCCAGCCAACTACGGCGCCAGCAACAAGGTGACGCTGTCGGGCACCAGCCAGTGGTCCGACCCCGCGTCCAATCCGCTGGCTGCGGTGGAGAGCTACAAGGAGGCCGTGCGCACCCAGGTCGGCGTCCGCCCGAACACGATGCTGATGGGCGCCAAGGTCTTCGCGGCCCTGCGCACGCATGCGGCCATCACCGACCGGATCAAGTACACCTCGCGCGACGTGGCCACGCCGGAGCTGCTGGCGCAGCTCTTCGGGCTGGAGCGGGTGGTCGTCGGCGACGCCGTCTATCAGACCGCCGCCGGCGCCATGGACGACGTCTGGGGCAAGGACGCGATCCTCGCCTACACGACCACCGGCAGCCTGGCCGACGCCGAGGAGCCGTCCTACGGCTACACCTACCGGCTGAGCGACTCGCCGGTGGTCGAGGAGCCGTATCAGGACCGCGGATCGCGCAGCTGGGTGTATCAGATCGTCGATGACGTGGCGCCCGTCATCGCCGGCGCCGACGCCGGCTTCCTGATCACCAACGCGGTGGCGTGATGCTGGTGCGGATCCTGGTCGATCACGTCGAGCACGACGGCCGGCGACTGCCGAGCGGCGCCGCCGTCGAGATGCCCGACGAGCAGGCCGCGCAGCTCATCGCGGCTGCGTGCGCCGAGCCGTCCGCGCAGACGCAAGACGATCCGGCTGCCGACGCGCAGCCTGCGCGCCGCAAACGCTGATGCAGGACGCCGATGGCATACGCCACGCAGGCCGATCTTGCCGACCGATTCGGGGCGGATGAGCTCGCCCAACTGACCGACCGCGCCGGCGCCGGCGTGCCGGACGCGACGGTCGTGGCGCGGGCGCTGGCGGACGCCGACGCCGAGATCGACGCGTATCTCGGGACGCGGTATGCGCTGCCGCTGCCCGCCGTGCCTTCGGTCATCGCGCGACTGGCCTGCGACATCGCGCGCTTCAGGCTCTGGGAGGACCGCGCCAGTGACGAGGTGCGCCGCCGCTACGAGGACGCGCGGCGGCTGCTCGATGCGATTGCGCGCGGCCAGGTCTCGCTCGGCCTGCCCGCCGCCCAGCAGCCGTCGGCCGAGGGCGTGGCGTATGCGGCACCGGCCCGGACGATGGACCGCACCGCCACCGCCGGCTATCAGGGATCGTGATGCTGGATCTGGAGCCGCTGATCCGCGATCGCCTGGCCGCCTCCGTGCCGGAGCTGGCCGGCGTGCACGGCGCGGTGGCGCTGGGAGCGGAGGATGTGGCCGGCAAACGGCTGCCCGCGGCGTTCGTCGTCGCCGACGGCTATCGCGTGCTCGAGACCACCGGGTTCGGCCGCGTCTCGCGCATCGCCAGCCGCTGGCTGGTGGTGGTGGCGGTCCGCAACGTCGCCGCCGTGGCCGACGGGTCCGCCGCGCGCGCCGCGGGCGCGGACCTGGTGGCCGCGTGCATGGCGGCGCTGATGGGCTGGCAGCCCAGGGCCGGCTTGCAGCGCATGCAGCTCGTCGATCCGCCGGCGCCCGTATACGAAGCCGGTCTGCTGCTGTTCCCGATCGCCTTCGAGGTGGCGGCGGTGGTGCAGGGGATCGAGCCATGAGAGTCGTCGTTTTACAGCCGCACACGCACGAGGGCCTGGATTACCCGCCCGGATCGGTGCTGGAGCTGCCCGAGGACAGCGCAGAGGCGCTGATCGCCCGAGGGGCGGCGACCGAGGCCGAGCCGGACGCGTCTTCGGAGCCGCAGACCCGCAAACGTAACCGCAAGGGAGACTGACGATGCCGTATTTCTCGGGACAAGGTCGCGTCTACATCGCCAACCGCGATCAGTCGGGCAACCCGCTGGCGATGCGCTGGCTCGGCAACGTGCCCGAGCTGCGCGTGTCGCTCAAGATCGACACGATCGAGCACAAGGAGTCCTACTCCGGCCAGCGCTTGACCGACCTGCAACTCATCCGCGGCAAGGACGGTGAGTTCAACGCGACGGTGGAGGACTTCAGCGTCAAGAACCTCGAGCTCACGCTGTACGGACAGACGACCAGCGTCACGTCCGGCAACGTCACCGCCGAGACGTTGCCCGCCGGCGCGGTCGCTGGCGACATCTACCTGCTCGCGAACCAGTTCGTTTCGTCGGTGGTGGTCAAGGATTCGAACGCCACGCCTGCGACGCTGACGGAGGGCACGCACTACAAGGTGCACGCCGAGCAGGGCGCCATCGAGTTCATCAACGTCGGCACGTTCACGCAGCCCTTCAAGGTCGACTACGCCTACGGCGCGGCAAAGCGGGTTGCGATGTTCAAGAGCGGTCAGCCGGAGGTCTGGCTGCGCTTCGACGGTCTGAACACCGCGGACAACAACGCGCGCGTGATCGTCGATCTGTACCGCGTGCAGCTTTCTCCGGCGCAGGACTTCGCGCTGGTGGGCGACGACGTGCAGAAGTTCGCGCTCAGCGGCCGCGTGCTGGCGGACGTCACCAAGAGCGACACCGGACCGCTCGGGCTGTTCGGTCGAGTGATCCAGGCCGGCGCGTGATGAGGCGCGTGTGGCCGTCAAGCTGTATCGCGGCGACACGTGGACGCGCGCGTGGCTGCTCACGGACGAGGCCGGCGCGGCGATCGACCTGACCG